ATTACAGCAAAAGAATCTATCACAATTACTACAATTATGTAATGGTTTTCTTTCTTTCAAAGCTATTTTTTCGGAACAAGCATTACACTGGATAATTTCACTTAGAAATTTATCTGTAAATGCTTCACTTTTTTCTTTTTCTTCTTCCATATTTTTTTTATTATCATTTATTTCACATTGTTTAGATAATTTCATAGGATATATTGACTTCCTTCTTTTTTTAGGAACATCTTTAAAAGGTGGACGCGGTTCAAATACTTCGTTCATAAAATGAACCTTGTTCTTTTTCTTATTCTTGTTCATACAACAAGACATGATTATTTATATACAATTAATCTTAAAATAATATCAAATTTAAATTTGATTATTTAAAAAGATAATCATATTATATATTGTAGTAATAAATGCCTAATATCAAAGGAGGTAAAAAACATAAAAGAAATAAAAATAATAACCCTACAGAAAAAGCATTAAGATTAAAAGAAGAAGGTCAAGAATATGCACAAATTACAAGATGTAAAGGAAATTGTAGATTTGATGTATTATGTTTTGACGGAAAAAAACGCATGGCAATTATGTGCGGAAAAATGAGAAAAAGAAGATTTGTAAAGGCTAAAGATATTGTTTTAGTATCATTACGAGAATGGCAAGATAGTATATGTGACATCATTGATAATTATGATGAAAATTTAGTTAGAAAATTAAAAGATAAAGGTTTAGTACCAAAATCTATAAATATTGATGTAGATACTCAATATTCATCAGATGATGATGATAATATGGGATTTGTATTTAGTACCAATATTCCTGATTCTTCATCAGATGATGAGGAAACATTAGAAAAAGAAAAGAAAAAAGTTGATTCAGACGAAACTACTTCTGAAGACGATATTGATGTTGATGATATTTAATCATTATCATATTTGGTATCATCTAGGTGCTTTCCCCAGTCTATAACTTCGTCATACCATGGCTCTTCTTTTTTTTTTGCTGCACTCGCGGCGGCCACCGCCTTACTAGTACCACAATCATCAGGGCCATAGCAGCGCCCGCTGTCGTCGCGCCCCCCGGCCGGGCAGTTGTTGGGAGGATGTACCAAATTGTCCGGCCAGCTGTTGTCCGGATAGCATATCAAAGTGTTGGTACTCGCGATGGTCTGCCCCGTCGTTGGATCGCGTTTGGGGCCGGCACCTTCAACAACAGTCTTACACCCACAAACATTTTTAAGCATATTAGCTAATAGCATTCCTAAAATCAACGCAACTATACAATACATAATTTGATCCGTCTTCATATTTTATAATATACCATAGAAAAAAAATTTCAATAATATTTTTTTAATCAAAATCTAATTTAATTTTTTAATCAAAATCTAATTTAATTTTTTAATCAAAATCTAATTTAATTTTATGGGATGTTGCGTTTAAACCGCGTGATGCCGATTTAGATAATTCTTGACGGGGTTTTCTATCAACATGCTTACTTTTCATTGCCTTATTATTATTATAACATATATTCATATCTGTTTCTATATCTTTATAATGTAATGATATATAATCAGCAATCATATTATCTATAGACCATTTGAAGAAATTTAATTGTCCTATAGTGGTTTCAACATCTATATCATTACAATTAAAGTTAAGTCTATCTCTTCGACAAAATGGATCAAACTTCTTCTTAGAATATGATTTCAATTGTGATTTATAAGCATGATATATATTTATTTGTTTATATAACATATTTCCATCAGAATTAAATGTTAACTTTCCTGTTGGTGTTTTATATATTTCATAAAACACATTGTATTTCTTAGAATAATTAGTAACGAACCAATCAATTATTCTTAATGATATTTTATTTTTACCATTTATACAACTATTAAATTTATCTATATTTTTATCATTACTGTAATATTTATGTAAAGATTCATAAAGTACATTATTCATATTATTTAAAATAATATAATCTCTTTAAATATTTTTAAAATTTAAACGCGTGAAAAAAATTTGAAATAATTATTTCAATATTAATATAAAAAAATGTCTAAAAGTTTCATCCAAGATTGTCAAGAAATGGCCAATACACTTAATAACCAAAAAAACCAAACATATGTAGAAGATTGGCACAAAAAATACAACTCTAAAATGTTTGAATTGACAGACAAATATTACAAAGATTTAAATTATAAGATTAATTATAATTCAAAACAAGGTAAAAGAGAACTTTATTATAATTTTAATACAGACGATTTTAAGTTTAATCTCCCTGAAACAGGAAACCCAGCAAAAATGTGCGCCGTATGGTTAAAACATATATGCACACCTCAATCTATGTATTTATGCACTAACTATAAAGACGGTGAATTTACATATAGAGATCACTTTCACGGATTACAATATGATGTTCGGAAAAATGCGACTTGGGTTCATTTCATTTGGTAACAATATTATATCATTCTAAATTAAATCTTTCTTTATATTTCTTTATAGATAACCTTAATGTGGGTTCACCCCATAAGATGTAACGAGATAGAGAACCAGCACTCATATAATTATTCCATTTTTCATTTTTCTTATGTCTAGTTAAATATCTTTTTTTTCTATCTGGATCTTTATGTTTTGTATAATCGCTCATTCCTGCAGCACCGAAATGAGTAGTTTTTACTTTCTTTCTCTTACCATTAATTGTATCATAAAATATAGCCATATATTTCTTTTTTGAATTAGTAGATTTTTTAATTACAACCTTCATTATATTATTTATCAATATTATTTAAATTTGATATTTTAAAATATATTTTTATATATAACATGATTTCTTCTATTGACTATCTTGATATTGATGTTAGTAATTTATTAGGTAAATATATTTATAAATATGATGAAACTAAAAAGAAAAAGAAACGAGTATTAAATGAATTAAAAGATAATATTCTATTTACAACTCATATTAATTATTATAAAAAAAACTTTCAATCCTCAAGGTATTCAGATAGTATATATACATCATTTCTTGAAAGTAAACACAAAACTTTAACAGATATAAAAAAAATAATGCATCTATCAGGATGGATTGTTAATTATCCTACTAAATTTAATTGGAATATTTCCATCTTTTATGAAAGAAAGTTAAAAATATTGGAAAAATACCGAAAAAATGTAAGGATGGTTGATGAGGTTACTAATTGGAAATATGTAAGTTATCCACCTCATAGCAGATACTATAATTCAAGAGATTTAATTAAACATATTAAAATTAAATAATCTACTTCTCAATAAAATAAATACCCTGTAAATAAGCATCCGCTAAATCATCTTTCTTTTTACAAGTAGTGAATAATTCTATAAATTTATTATCTTCTTCTAATATCATTAATTTAGTATATTCAACCGAAAGATATTTATTTTTTTTATATTTATCTGTAAATTTACATTCTACTTCAGGCCCTTTATAAACTTTTAATTTATTACGAGCATTTATCATATGAACTTCTGAAACGGGTGTATCTTTAGTAGTACCTTCAATCATAAAATAACTATATAATATCATTTGAACGGTTTTCATTGTAGGATTTTTAAGAGCAGGTTGATTTTCTATACAAATTATTTCATGATTCAAGAAATCTTCTTTAAGATTTAATTCATTTATCATAATTTTACTTAAATTAAATATGTCTCTATCATTATTCATTTTCTTTTTCTTTTTATACTTTTTTGTATGAGTGGTACAAGCATATTTAGTTTCACCATTATCATCTGTAACTATAAATGTTGATGATTTACAACATTCTTTTTGTAATCCACATTGACATATAGGATTTTTATCTAAATTAATAATACCCCAATCGAGTATTTTTTTATTATCATCTAGTGAACAAAAAGCAAGATTTTTGATCCCAACATCAAATGATAAATATTTCATAATATATATTAAAAGAATATGTTTAAATAATTAATTAAAATAATGAAAATCCTTCTGGTTGAGGAGGTTGAATAGGTTGCATGGGTTGTTGCGGTGGCATGACATTACTATTATTTTGACTATTCAAAGGAGCATTCATATTATTATTCATTCCTAATGCTTGATTTAAAGCATTAGTTACTTGGACCGTATTACTATTTTGATTTGTAACTGGTATTTGACCAATATTAGTATTATTATTATTATTTTGTGAATTAATTAAATCCATTATATCAGTATTAACATCAACATATCCAGGTGCTTCTTTAATGAAATCAGATACTTTAGTAAATACTATTAAACTTTTCATAATTAAATATAGTATTGGAACTAACATATAAATCCATACAAATGTATTATTTTCATTTGTATTTAATATATACATACAAAATCCAATTAATACCATAAATCCTATTTCTAAATATAATTGATTATCGAATAAATTAGCTGATTGATTTTTAATTTCTTGTTCTCTGCTTAATATCATTTTAGTTTGATATAAATAACCTATTACTGCTAATGTAATAACAAAATAAACAAAATTTGGTGTCATTAATGAATCAAATGAAAATGATGTACCTCCTTGTAATTGTGATCCATCCATATTATATATTATAACATATATTTTATTTATTTTAAAAATATAAAATTATTTATTTAAACAAATATCTATAAATATTAATAAATGGGTATCCCAGCATATTTTAGAAATATCATAAATGATTATAATAATATATTGATTCAACAAGATTTATTTAATAAAAAAGTTAATAATTTATTCTTTGATTTAAATTGTTTAATTCATCCATGTTGTCATGGATTATCTGATGAACAAGAAATGTTTGATAATATCTATTTAAATATGATAAAAATTATTGAAATATGTAATCCACAAGATTTAGTATATATTGCTATTGATGGAGTTTGTCCGCGATCTAAGGTGGAGCAACAGAAATACAGGAGATTTAGATCAGCGAATGAAGAAAAAATATGGGATACGAATGCTATATCACCTGGTACTAAATTTATGAATGAATTAAATATATTTCTTAAAAATAAATCATATCCTATAAATACAATATTCAGTGATTCATCTGAACATGGTGAAGGCGAACATAAAATAATGCAGTATCTTAAAAAATATAATAATAATGATATAAGCATCATTCACGGATTAGATGCTGATTTAATAATGTTATCTATGATTAAAAATAATCATATTTATTTACTTAGAGAACGTACTGAATATAATATTGAAGGATTAGAATCCGAATACGTTTATTTAGATATAGAATTTTTAAAATGGTACTTAGTAAAAGATATTAAAAAAGATTTTGTTAAATTACCTAATCAAAGTATAATAAATGATTATATATTTTTATGTTTTTTTATAGGAAATGATTTTATTCATAATTCACCTTGTATAAATATACGTTATGGAGGATTAGATAATTTATTAAAAATTTATAATAAATTACAAGAAGAAAATGCTGGTATATTTTATTTAATTCATAATAATAAATTAGATCTACAGAATTTTAAGAAATTCATTCATAAATTATCTATAAAAGAAAACGAATATCTAGAAAAAATATTATTCATAAGAGGAAAACAAGAAAAGAAATTTAAAAATATGTTTCATGATATTTATCACGCGTATTTTAATAATGAATGTTTAGATAAATATAATTCATATGATAAAGAATATGAAAGAGATTTTATGAATCATATTCCAATAATAGATAGAAGAGATGAATTAAAAATATTCAACGATTTAGATAAATGGAATAGAAGATATTATATGTTTCAAATATATCATCATCATAATTATAATCCTAGTTATGATGATATATTAGAAATACAAATAAATGATATATGTAAAAATTATTTAGAATCATTTGTATGGACTGCGAACTATTATTTTGATGATTGCTGTTCATGGAAATGGTACTACCGATATCACTTCGCACCATCTATGAAAGATTTAAATAATTATTTACAGGACATTACTGATTTAAATATTATAAAAGAAGATAAAATACCACTCAAATCTTCAGAACAATTACGTTTAATTCTACCAGAAAAATCATTTAATTTATTACCAGAAGATGTAGATAAATATCCAGATTATTATTATCCTAAATCATTCAAAACGAATTATATTATGAAAAGATATAACTGGGAAGGTCATCCTATTTTACCTGAAATTATTTAAATTTGATATTATATTATAAAAATTTAATAATAAAATCAAAATGTTCACATACGAGGAATATAATGAATTTAAAAATATGTATAATATTATTAATAATAATTATTTAATAACTATTTTAATAATATTAATAATATATAATGGATTGTTTTAATATAAAATTCACAGATAATATTGATACAAATTTAATATATCCATTAACGTGTGCAGCTGGTTTAATAATAACATATTTTGGTAATAGGTTTGTCAAGCCTACTCTTTTTTGTTTAGGAACAATATTATCAATAGGTAGTAGTTATAAATTAATAGATTTTATTATGGATCATTTTAAATATCAAAATTGTATATTACATGGAGTATTATCTATTGTATCAGGATTTTCAGGTGGATTTTTAATATTAAAATTATATAAATTATCATATTTTTTGATAGGATTTACTTGTGGCGGTTCATTTGGTTATCTTGTATGGAATTTATTATGTAAAAATGTTCATTTAGGAATTATATATTTATATGATAATATGTTTTGGATATGTATATTTATCCCTGGATTAATTTCTGGTGTAATATCAATATTCAAGGAAAAAGAAATCTCTCTATTAACAACATCATTTATAGGACCAGCATTATCCATATATTCGGTCCATTTATTAACAGATTATTATAATATTTATTTATTTGCATCAACATATATATTATTAAGCTTATCAGGATTATTTATACAATATAGAAGATATAAAATAGTAAAAGAACTAAAAGATTTTGATATACAATATACTGGGAAAAAATAATATAATTATAATTTATGTAATATTTAAAATTAATATACCATATAAAATAAATGAAAATTTTAGTATATGGTCACAAAGGATGGATAGGTTCTATGTTCATAGATATTTTAAAAGGAAAAGGATTAAATTATTGTACAACAAATACAAGATGTGATAATGATATTGATTTAATAAATGATTTAAATGAAATTAAACCAACACATGTTATATCATTTATAGGAAGAACACATGGTCAAATTGGTGATAAAACTTATTCAACTATAGATTATTTAGAAGAACCTGGTAAATTAAAAGAAAATATTAATGATAATTTATTTTCACCATTACAATTAGCATTATTATGTAATGAAAGAAATATTCATTATACATATTTAGGAACAGGATGTATTTTTTCATATAAAGATGGGATAATATCAGATGAAAATGGATTTAGAGAAAATGATTTACCTAATTTTTTTGGATCTCAATATTCAACTGTAAAAGGATTCACAGATAGATTAATGAAATTAATGCCTAATACATTAAATTTAAGAATTAGAATGCCTATTGTTAATTATGATAATCCTCGTAATTTTATAACAAAAATAACTAAATATGATAAGATATGTTCCATACCTAATTCTATGACTGTTTTAACAGAATTATTACCTTATATAATTGAGTTAATGAATATTAATCATACCGGGACATTAAATTTTACAAATCCAGGAAGTATATCACATAATGAAATATTAGAAATGTATAAAGAATATGTAGATCCTGAATTTACATGGAAAAACTTTACAATAGAAGAACAAAATCAAATATTAAAATCAGAAAGATCTAATAATTTATTAGATACAACATGTTTAGAACAATTATTTCCTGAAATAAAAAATATTAAAGATAGTGTTAAGGATATTATGATTAATTATTTATATTATAATAATATGGAAACTTTAAGAATTGATTACAAAAATAATTTTTCTGATTAATTATTTATATTATAATAATATGGAAACTTTAAGAATTGATTACAAAAATAATTTTTCTGAATTATGTAATATAGGTAGAAAATATGATACTGATAAATCATCTCAAAGAAATAATATTAGTGATATAAGACATTGTCATCCATATACTTTATTTTATGATGGTTTGTTTAAAAATAAAAAAGATGAAGTTTTAAAAATAGCTGAGTTAGGAATATTAGATGGTTCATCAATATTAATGTGGAAAGAATATTTTATTAATTCTGAAATATATGGTTTTGAATATAATAATAATTTTATAAATAATTTTAAAAATAATTTTGACAATGATAGAATAACACTTTCTAATATAGATGTTACTGATAAATGTAGTATAAAAGATGCCTTTAGTAATTTAAATATATTGTATGATATAATTATTGATGATACAACACATCAGTTTGAAGATCAAATTAGAGTAATTGAAAATACTTATAAATATTTAAAACCAGGCGGAATATTGATTATTGAAGACATATTTAAATCATATAATGAAAATGATTATATTAATAGGTTAAAACCCATATTAGAAAATTTTCAAGATTATTATTTTATAGAACTAGATCATGTTAATAGGGTTTCAACTGGATGGGATAATGATAAATTATTCATTTTAGTAAAAGGGGGTGATACTCCTATTTTTAAAAATAAAAATAAAATAACAATAATTACACCCAGTTATCGTGTTGATAATTTATTAAAACTAAAAGAAAGTATTGATTTTAATTATGTTGAAGAATGGATTATAGTTTATGATGGAAGTAAAATTACAAATAATCCTAATTTATTTGAAAATAATGAAAATATTAGAGAGTATGTTCACAAAGGGAATGGTATATCAGGAAATCCTCAGAGAAACTTTGCATTAAATTCAATTAATAATAAAGATACATATATATATTATTTAGATGATGATAATATAATTCATCCAAATTTATATAGATTATTAAATATAATTGATAATGGAAAATTTTATACTTTTAATCAAACTAATAGAATACTAGGTAATAATCTAAAAGTATTTAATATTGATACAGCAATGTTAATAATTCATTATAATTTATGTAAAGATATAAAATGGATACCAGATAAATATGAAGCAGATGGTTATTATATACAAGATTGTTATAATATAAATAAGAATAATCATATTTATGTAAATAATGATTTATGTTATTATAATTATTTAAATTTATAAAATATAAATCATTATTATTATATTAAGTTTATTATATAAAAAAAAAAACAATATTAACTTATTATGATTAATAATCCAGATAATATTCTTTTTATAACAGGTGGATGTGGATTTATAGGATCTAATTTTATTAATTATATTATGAAAAAATATGATAAAATTACACTAATTAATTTTGATGCGATGTATTATTGTGCTGATGAAAATAATATGGATGAAGGTATTAGAACTTCTGATAGATATACATTAATCAAAGGGAATTTACAAAATAAAGGATTATTAGATTATATATTTCAGAATAATAAAATAACACATATAATTCATTTCGCAGCACAATCCCATGTAGATAATAGTTTTTCAACTCCTCTTCAATATACAAATGATAATATATTAGGAACTCATAATTTATTAGAAAGTTGTAGAGAATATTGTAAGACATTAGAATTATTTATTCATGTATCGACAGATGAAGTATATGGTGAATCAGAATTAAATGAATCGTCAAAAACAGAAATGAGTGTACTATGTCCAACTAATCCTTATGCGGCTTCTAAAGCAGGAGCAGAATTAATAGCGAATTCATATTTACATTCATTTAAGATGCCAATAATAATAACACGAGGAAATAATGTATATGGTCCTAATCAATATCCGGAGAAATTAATTCCTAAATTTATTAAACAATTAAAAGAAGGTAATAAAGTAACTATTCAAGGTGATGGATCTAGTTTACGTGCATTTTTACATGTAGATGATGTATCATCAGCATTTAAAACATTATTAAATAAAGGAAAAATAGGTGAAATATATAATATTGGATGTGATGATGGAATGGAATATTCTGTAATGGATGTTGCTAAAATATTAATAAATAAAATTCATGATACAGAAGATTATGATAAATGGATTACATATATTGAAGATAGACCATTTAATGATAAAAGATATTATATAAGTAATGAAAAAATACGAAGTTTAGGATGGGATATAAATGTTAGTTTTAAAGATGGAATACAAGAATTAATTTATGGCAGATATAAAATAAATAAACTATATTAAAGAAGTATTAATATAAAAAATGATAATTTTAAATATTTTGGTGATTGAATAAATAATATTGATGAATTAAAAAAAAAATATAATAATGCTTTACCATTTGACCATATTAAATTAGATAATTTTTTAAAAGAAGAATATGCAGAAGAAATATAATCAAGAAAATTACAAATTACTGCAACAATTTAGTACAACTCTTTCAAATACATGTTCTATATATCCATCATGTGAATATTCATCTCTTGGTTTTAATTTTTTAAATTTAAACTCATCATAAACTTGTTTTATATCTCCTTTAATACCATATCTACATGTTACCCAATTATAATCAAAATCACCTGGTTCATTTAATATGTTATAAAGATATTTATCTGTAAATAATTTATTTATAATAGTATTTTTTAATATATATACATTCCCTTCTGTAAATATATTAGTATAATTTTTACAATTTAAATATTTCAATATTTCATTTCTATATAATAAATTTCTTTCAGGCCCATTAGTATTAATGTTTTCCGGATTACCACTTATCATTTTAAGTCTTCCATTTATTATTTTCCATTTTATATCTGGAAAATAACTATCATTATCTTGGATATTATTCATAAATTCATCATCTAAATCATCAACTATTTGAAAGTATTTTTTCCTCTGTTTTGGATCTGTTTTTGAATGTAAAAACATAACATAATCATATTCTAAATTATTATCATTTAAATATTTTATCATACAAAATTTAGCGCCTACATCCATGCCTCTATTAGGTATTTTAATAATTGTATAATCTATATCTTTTATTTCACCAATAGAATATGTGATTATTATATTAAAATATTTATCTATTTTTTCTAAATATTCATCATAAATTTCATGGAATTTAGATATATCATAACAATGTAAATGTGCAAAGTTTTTAACATAAACATTTTTATATTTACTCTCTTTTTCAATGTTATATGTTATTTCTGTATTTGGATTTTTTATTTTTAAAAGATATTTATGAAATAAATGAGGATATTCATTATATTTTTTATATTCTTCAATACTACTCTTAATATTATCTATTAAAATCTTTTCAGTCAAATCATTATTAAAATTATGATCGTATTTTTTATTAGGTTTTTTAAGTAATTTATTTAGTTCAACTACAATTGGATCAGTTCTTTTTATAATCTTATTTGGTTTTTCTATTATATTTATAAATGTAACTCGATCTTTATATTTTTCCTTCATATTATCAACATCAATATGAGGTAATTCTGATAATATGTGAGTATCTGAATTAATTATTTCATTTAAACGTACTTCTTCTAATAATGAATTATTATCATGATAGTGTAAATTTAATACTACTTTTGATTGATTGATTAGTTTTGTTAAATTTTTCCCATTAACATTATATACTATTTTTATTTTAAAAAATCTTTTTAAACTATCTAATATTGGTTTCCTTCTTGTGAAAGTATTAACTAAACCTATAAATAGAATATCATATATTTTATCACATTTATTATTATTTGTTATTAATGGTGGAGGGAGATATAATATATTTTTAAAATATTGTAAATTATCTTTATTATAATCAAAACTAATTTCTGAATTTTTAATTAATTCTTTTGTTAATTCTAAATATTGATAATATTTAGTTGACCCATCATTTTTAGATGTTAATTGTTCCATAAAATAAAAATAACATTTACATTTTTTTGTAATAATTTCTAATTGAGTCATACTATTACCATAATAATGTTGTGGTGTAATCATAAATATATTATTTTCATAATTCACATTATATTCACTTAAATTATCTAAACAATGTATTATTACATTATAATTATTTTTCTCAAATATGCACTTAAATTCATTAGCTAAGTTTAAAATTATATTATTACATATTATATCAATATTTATTTCATTTTTTATATTATCTAATTCATTTTTTATATTATCTAATTCATTTTTTATTTCAGGAAATAATTTAAATATTTCATTTATATTATTGTTAATATGTTCATTATCTAAACGGTATTTTTCATCATATATTATTTTTATAACGTGTATACTATTCCATGGTTCATTATTTTTATTAATTATTATTAACCATTTATTATAAATGAAATAATGAAAAATATTGTTTCCAAATATTTTATGTGGTGTCTCTTTTATATCAACTAACTGTATTCCATAATATTTATCAGATGGATTAATATTTATCATTATATTATATTTTAAAATATTTTTAAATATCTATATATATATATATATATATATATGGCTAATATAAGTGCTTCAGGTATTGATGAAGATAAGAAGTCATTACAATTGATTACTAATGAAACATTATTAACAGAACATATTGATGATAAAATAATAAAAATGAATTATTATAGAAGGATTTTAGAATTGAAATATAATAAATACCATAAAAATTATAATAGATTTAGTATTGGTATTATAGTATTATCAACTTTATTGACTTTTATTGAATCTTGGAAATTAATATTTTTAGATGAGGAAAATTTTGATCAATTAAGTTATGAATTTTTTAATTTATCTCCTATACTAATTGGTTCAACTATGACTTGTACATCAACTCTCTTAAAATTTGGAAAATTTCAAGAAAATATGGAATCATATTATAATGTAATTGGTAAATGTGTAAATATAATTTCTAAATTAAAAAATAAAAAAGAATTAATAATAACAAGAATAAGAAAGGTATGTGATGGAAACTGTGACAATACATTTAATGAAATATTACAAACATATAATGATGAAATTTTAACAGATTATTATATCATATTTCAAGAAGCTCATAAATTAATTAAAACTGTAGATCATGATAAATATTCTAAAATATTAAAATATTCTGATTATAATACACTTGTGGTTGAACATGAGAAACAATTATTTTTTAAACAATATGAAGAAAGTAAAACAACATTAAGTCGTGAAGAAATGAACATATTATTAAAAGGACACCCTACAAAATGTTGTTTTAATACAAAACCTATACCTTTTGAAATACCGGAAACAGCATCGGAACCAGAACCTGAACCTTAACAACAATCACCATAAATAATATAATATTGGTTACAAAGCAGGAAATTCATTTTCATCATTAATATTAAATGAATCATCTACTTCTATTTTAGTATCATTTCTTTGACCAGGAGGTACATACATTCCTTCAACATTACCTTTATTTTTCTTAATAATTGGAACATATTCATTATTTTCTTTAAATGTAATATGAATAGTTCTACCATCTAAATCATATCTATCGAAAGGATAATTATCTAATGTAATAGGTAATAATCCTTTATCAAAATTGAATTTACCAAGTGATCTAATTGGTCTTTCAACATTAGAAATAATATCAATATATTTACAAGTTAAAGTATATTCTTTAATAATTTTATTTTTTAATTCCAATAAGGTTTCTGAAGTATTACATTCAAATGTTTTATCATTATCATCTTTCTGAATAATAAAAGTAATCATATTTATATTAATAAATAATTATATTTTTAAATCAAATTTTTTTTATATAAATTATATTAATAATGGGTAAAATAGATTATAAAATGATGGATAAATTTGTAGATGAAGAATGTCATTTAATAATAAATGCTTTATCAAAAGATAGTTTTTCAAAATGTAATATTCCAGGTAGTATAAATATTCCTTTATTAAGTTTAAAAAGAAATCCAAAAGATCCTAAAAAATCAGAGAATATTGAAGATATTATAAAAAAACATTTAAAAGATTTTCCTAAATTTAAAGGAAAAAAGTTATATGATTTACCTATTATAGTATATTGTAAAAATAAAGATTGTAAAACATCTGAAAAATTAATGAAAATATTATTAGATAATGGTTTTAAAAATGTATCTGAATATCCGGGTGGTATGATAGAATGGTTAAGAATGTCTAAAGATAAAGTAAAAACAACTAATAAAAAAGGTGGTTCAGATAAAAATTCACAATATAATTTAGATATAGATTCAGAGAAAGTTGTTTATGATAAAAAAAAATATGATCATAATCTAAAATCTGGTGAATTATCTTTGAATGGAGAAGTTAAGGGTGAATATAAAAAAAATAATACAGTTAAATTAAAAGATGATTCGAGTGATAAAGAATCAAGTGATTCAAGTTCTAATAAAAAGAAATCGAGTGATAAAGAATCAAGTGATTCAAGTGATAAAAAGAAATCTAGTGATTCATCATCTGAATCATCATCTGAATCATCATCATCTGAAGAAGATTCATCCGATTCATCTGAGGAAGAAGATATAAAAGATGATATTGATACAATGAAGAAAGATATTGATAATATAAAATATAAAAAACATAAATTAAAATTAGTATGTATGAATGATATCACACCCAAAGTTTATGATGAAAGATTTAGAGGATGGATATTTACATATTGGAATTAATCACCTGATTAATTTAATATATCAACTTCTTCATCAGATTCATCTGATTCTGCTTCACATAAAGATACACCTAAATGATTTGCGATAATTTTGATTTTTTTGAATAATGATAAACTTAAATACTCTGAAAAACCTATTTCATTCATTAATTTATTTGTTCTATTAATAATTAAATTTTTATTATTTGAAGATGTAGGCGACCAACTATCCATTTCATCTCCAAATACACTTAATTCACAATGTTCAACTACTTTTATTATACATTTTGATTTTTCATCGGTAGGCCATGACATTATATATATTATAAATTATTTTAAATATTTAGATATATTATTTTTATATTTTTTTATCATATTATCACATAAACTCCTATCACCATATATATTATATCGTGGTGGTCCACCACAATTATATATTCTATGTGGTATGATAAATTTCTTCGTATCTAAATCGTATATTTCGGATATCCAATCATCTATGTACCAATTTTTAAATTCATATGGATAATAAAACCCAAATATTTCCATATGTTTTCTTGATACGAATGATTGAGTTAATAATGTATCATTAGGATTAGATTTTCTTCTACCTACATCAGTCATACCAACCACACCTATATCATTATTTTGTTTCAAAATATCTATACAAGCATTTACCCAATCTTTATCTTGAAAATAAATATCTGAACCTATTTGTACAAAATAATCGTAATTATCTTTATATGCGTTTATAAATAATTCATTCCATATATGACAAACATTTCCTTTATGACTTGAATCTATTGATACAAATTCTATGGTTGTATTTTTCATAACATTAATAAATTTACTAATATCATTTTGAACTTTATAATCTTGATAAAAAACATCATCTGAATCAATACCTAAATAAAATTTATATTCATGGTTTAAATCTCCCGGTCCCACGGCCGCGCTGAGATTGTATGAAGTGAAAAATGATTTAAATAATATATTGAATAAGTCAGTATCTTTAAAATTTTTGTAATGGCATTTATTACTTGTGACTGGTATTATAACAGCAATTTTCATTTAAGATAATAAGTTATTAATCTTTTAAATAAATTTGAATAAATTAATTAAGAATAATAAATAAATTATAATAAATATGGATAAGGATAAGGATAAGGATAGATGTTCTTTCTGTAATAAGAAGTTAAAATTAATATCATATTCTTGTAAATGTGATGGACAATACTGCGCAAAACATAGATATACACATACACATAATTGCACGAATATGAAAGAAAAAATCAAAGAATCAAAAGAAATTTTAAATAAAAATAATCCAGTAATTATTCACAATAAAGTAATTAAAATTTAAATTATAAGAAATCATTGTGATCGCTTTCATATTTAGGAAATAGATATTCGTTGAATATAACATTTCTGGTATTATTTTTAAATTTACACATTATTTGATATAATCTATGCTCACAATCTAAAATTTGTTCATTATTTAGATTGTATTTCGTATTTGTTTGATCTTCAACGTTTTTAATATTTTTTGAAAAGTGTTTTTTATAAAATGCGGTTGAATTAATGCTTTCGTATCTAATTCCTTTTATTTTATTTATATTGAAAACACCAAATCCGTTAAACGATGAATAACATTCTAATAGTTGTTTTCCCTCAATTTTTTTATATAATAATTTATTCATGTACTTAATTATATGTCTTGGTTTATTATTATGCCAACTACTAAATATATAATCTTCAAATGATAACGCCCAATAATCATAGTATTTTTCATTCATAAATGTTAAAATATCCCATTCATTCTTAATACTAAACGCATTTTTAAGAACTTCTATATTTATTTTTTTACTAGATACATCATCAAAATCCATCATCATTAAATAATCAACTTTTATTTCTGTGTTTTCTATAAAGTTTAATATTCGATTTCTAGCATTACTAATATTTACTGTTCTATGTATTGTAACTGGTTCTTTATTAATTATAATTTCAAGATTTTTAAAAATCTTTTTTTGTTTACAAAGTTCTAATAAAGTTTTATCATCTGAATTATCAAATGAACATATTATTTTAACTACATCAAAATTTTCAGAAATTAATTTAATATTTTCAAAAACATGCGATATATAAACCTCACAATTTTTGACACATCCTGCGATTATAATATTCATATTAATATTATATGAATATACATTTAAATATTTAAAAATTTTTCTTTCCAGTAATTTAATTCTAATTTTTTATAATTAAAAATTTTATTTTTAAAATTTTCAACTGTTTTATCTAATAAATCTTTATTAACATCTTTCCATTCATTTATTATTAATACTGGGAGATCCTCATATAAATTATCAATTTTAGAAGTTTTAACAATAACAATACAACCTAATAATAAGGCTTCCCACGTTCTATGACAATCATATCCACCTCCATGCGGACTAATAACAAATGCATAATTAATTTGTTTATTCCAACTTAATAATCGTTTTAACTGGACTGGTTCATAGTATACTAAATCAGATGGTATATTTTTTATAGCATCTAGTCTATCATATCCATGTTTAGTAGTAGTAGTAAAATGAAAATTACTGTAACATTTTATATCTCTTTCCCAAAAAGGTTTCATTTTTTTACGAATGGTAATTAATAATAATTCTTGATCATAACTATTTGTCATTGGTCCCCAAAAAATATTACGGGTTTGCATAGTATGGTAATCCATACCAATAGGCATTAATGTTATTTTTTCATGTGATCCTATCCAATTCTGACAAAACCAATGAATAATTTTATCATTATTTATAAATTTATTTAAGCTTTCAGATGTTTTAAAAATATCATTAGGCATATCTTCATCACAATCTCCAGATATTAATATAAATTTAAATAATATATGTTGTAACATGGCATTTTCAAAATGTAATAAAGCACTTGAACATACATATATTAAAGGAATTTTTGATGAATCATTAAATTTATTCTTAAAACTGTCAAAATTAGGATAATTATATATACAATTTATACTAGATATAGGTTTAAGTGAATGATAATCACATAATTTCATTATTCCACGAGACGATATAAATTTATTATTTGATTCGTTTTCCATATATTATAATAAATTTAATAACTCATTTTTTAAATAATTTAAAAGTTATCTTAAAATTATCTAAAAGTTGTGAAAAGCAACTAGAGTTAATGGGAAGAATTATATTTGCCATTTTGAGTTCCTTGTGTGACTATTGTTGGTTCCATCCAATATATCTCCAATTGTAAATCTCGTATTACCTGATTTAACCACCAATCAGATGCCATTTGTATTTCTCCTTCTTTTAATTTGGAAATATAATTTATTAATTTTTTAGCACAATTTTGACTAACTAAATAACTATCAGTACATCTTGTTCCACCATTACCACCCCATAATGTAGGTTCTCTACATTTTTTGTATATTAATTTATTTTGTTGTATATTTGAAGATTCTATATGTAAATTACAACCATTGCCAATAAATAACAAATCATAATCATCAGGAAGTTGTTTTAACCCATTTTCTAATTTTTGGTTAAATCCTTTATCTAAAACAACATCATCTTCAAAAATTAAATTATATTTATAATTACTATTTATAATTTTTTGGTAAGTATGTATATGTTTTCTAATATTAGAACACATTGACAATTTAACTTTATTAGTATTAAAAATTTTCAAATCTTCACCTGATAATTTTTCTCTATCATAGTCTTCTATAAAATGATAATTTAAAGAGTGTTTATTAAATTCATTTAACAAAAATTGCTTTCTTTCCTTAAGAGGAGTGTAATGAATAATATATATTTTTAGGTTATTCATAAATATTTATATAAATTAGATAATTTTTATGGAAAATATACGAATATTATTTAAGAATATATATTATCTATACAATATGAAAGATGTGATAATAATATTTTATGGTTTAATAAGAACTGCGTATAGTTGTATTGATAATATTAATCAAAATATTATAAATTATAATAAAAATTTTAATATTAAATATTTAATTAGTACTCAATGTGATAAAAATAAAAAAGAGGATGAGTTAAATGATCAAATTTATAGTATTTTTGGAAAAAATAATATAATAGATATTTTACATGAAAATATTCCTAATCAGAAAGATACAAAAGAATTTGATGCTAATTATATTATAATGAGAAGACTAAGAAAAGCGATGGATTATTTAGAAAATTGTCAAACATATGATATATATTTATTTTCTAGAATGGATATAATAATAAATAATCCAATAGATTTAAATAAATATAATAATGATATATTTACTATAGTTACTTCAATTAGACCAGTAAGACCATGTATTTTTCATAATAGAGATTGGGATTATTTGTGGATTGGTTCAAAAAAAGCATTTGAAATTTGGTACTATTCTTATATATATGGAGTTAGCAAAGTAAAAGAATATAAAAAATATAAATATTTTACAGTTCATAATAAATTAAATTTAAATTTAGATTATAATTTATCAATTGAGGAAAAGCAACAAATATCAAATAAATATAAATTAGTAGAAATGGAAAGACCTAAATCTCAAAATTTGTGGTGGATAGTAAGAGACTTTGATAGATATGATTTTATGTATCATAAATGTATTAATAATTTAATATTAAATGGTTGTGAATTTGAATTATCTGAACACAATAATTTATATTCTTTGATTGTAAGATAATATTTATTTAAAAAATAAATATACTATTAATTATAATGTTTACAGAACCATTTTTGTTCAATAAAATAATATTAGAAAAATCTGAAAATATTATAATTGATAAAAATATCCCTATATTTGAGAAAATAGTATTTAAATCTGATAAACCATGGGAAGGTGAAGTAAACGGTTATTATACAATAATTCATAATAATAATGAATACATAATGTATTATCGTGCATCAAATAAAATTCATAAATCATTTGAAAGTGTATGTATAGCTAGTAGTTCAGATGGATTAAATTTTAATAAAAATAACTTAAATTTTGAATACTCAAATTTCGAAGAAGTAAAAGTAAAAACACATTCTGGTATAGAAACTCATTGTAAATTAATTAAAGGAAATAAAGATAATAATAAATTATTTCATAATAAATTTTGTCATAATTTTTTTCCATACTATTCTAAAAAAGATAAATGTTATATTGGATTGTCTGGTTTAAAGGTTGAAAATAATGGTTTATATTTAATGAAATCAATGGATGGTATAAAATGGGAAATTGTAAGAAAAATATTAGATGAAAATAATGTTCGTCCTGGATTTAATCATATTAATCATTTTGATACATGTAATACTATAATATATAATTCAATGGAAGAATCTTATTATATTTTAATACGTGATAATAGACCAACGATCGAAAATAATAAGCATATGGGAAGACGCGTACAATATATAAATATAAAAGATTTGAGTCAAGAAATAAAAGAAATATGTAAACCTTTAATTGTAAATAATAATTTTACTGATTATCCAATATATTCTTTAGGATGTACTCATTATCCAAATAGTAAATATTTTTTTGCGATACCTACTTTAGTAGATGAAGAATTTATCCAATATCCACATGGGGGTGGAAGGTGGATACAGAAGAAAAAAATAGGACAAATATTAATTTCAAATAATTGTTATGAATGGGATGTAGTTAGTGAAAATATATTTAAAAAAGATATGGGTAAAGATAATTTTATGACAATAGGTATAGTTCAGAGCAAAGATAATGAAAAACTATATTTTTATGTTCAACATGATTTCAATCGACAAAATAATTACATAAGTTGTTATTCTTTTCCAATGAATAGAATAAATAAAATTATATGTAATGAAAAAGGGTATATAATGACTGATTTAATAAAATTAAATAGTTCAGTTTTATCAGTTAATTTAGAAACATTAACAGAACAAGGTTATATCAATTTAGAATTATATGATCAAAATAAAAATTTAATATTGGAAAGTGATAATATATCTGGTAATAATTTTAATTTCATCGTAAAATGGAGATCAAATATAGATATAAATAACAATAAATATTATATAAAATTTAATATATACAACAGTATATTATATAGTTTTAATTATAATTAATTATATAAAGATTAATGATTATATCATAATAAATGTTGGATAATGTAATTAACACTGAATTTTATAAAGATAAAAATATACAGATAACTGGAGGAACTGGAACAATCGGTAATATTATTACAAAATATCTATTAGAATATACCGAATTTAAAAAACTTGTTATATTTTCAAGGGATGAATTTAAACAATATAATATGAAACAAAAATTTAAAGATTATACTAAATATGATAGATTGCGTTTTTGTATTGGAGATATTAGGGATATTGATAGGTTAAAATTTGCTCTTGAACACATTGATATAGTATTTCATGCTGCATCATTAAAACAAGTTGATTCAATAGAATATAATCCATTTGAAGCAGTTAAAACTAATATTATGGGTACACAAAATGTTATAGATGCTTGTATATATAATAATGTTAAATTGCTAGTAGGAATATCAACAGATAAAGCAGTTTCACCAGTAAATTTATATGGTGGAACAAAATTATGTTTAGAAAAATTAATAGTATTATCTAATTATTATAATGGTGGTAGAATGAAAACATGTATATTAAGATATGGTAATGTTGTAGGTAGTAGAGGTTCTGTTATTCCATTGTTTTTAAAACAAGAAAACTTTTTCACAGTCACATCAGATAAAATGACCCGATTTTCAATTACAGAAAAAGAAGCGTGTAATTTTATCCTTAATTGTGCTTCAATATGTGATGGTGGTGAAATATTTGTCCCTAAATTGAAAAAATATAATATATTACAATTGTGTAAACTAATTAATCCAAATAATAATATAAAAATTATAGGTATAAGACAAGGTGAAAAATTACATGAAGAAATGATTTGTGAATCAGAATCTTTAAACTGTTGGGAAAATAATAACATTTTTATCATAAAAAATCAAGATAACCCTTCTGAAACTTTAATAAATACATTAGATTTAAAAAAAAAATGTGATATTATTTCTTACAATAGTAATAATGCTGAATCAATCACTGATGAAGGTCTAACAGAACAAATAAATACTTATAGATAATATATATATATATTATTAGTATATAAAACAATAATATTATATATATATATATATATATGGATTCATACTTTCCAAATAATAATTATCCTGAAAATTTTAAGGCATCAATAGATCGTTATGATTTAAATAAAAATTATTTTAATAACAAAGAAAATGGAGTTTTTATCGAATTAGGTGCAATAGATGGAATATATATTTCAAATACAAAATATTTTGAAGATAATTTTAATTGGACAGGTATATTAATTGAACCAAATACATTTGAATATGAAAAACTAAAAAAGAATAGACCAAATTGTTATTTATTTAATAATCTTGTTAGTAATTTGAAAGAAAAAGTGAACTTTGTATATTTTGAAAATAGTCATATGGCAGCAGTTTCGGGTGTTTTAAATTCTTTACCAAATACACATATAAATAAGTTTTTTGAAAATAAAAATTATTTAACAAAAGAATTAATACCCGAATCTTTAACTAATATAATTAAATCAACAACTTTTAAGTATATAGATTTATTATCATTAGATGTTGAAGGACATGAACTAGAAGTATTGGAATCTTATGATTTTAATATACCTATTAAAGTAATTTTAATTGAAATGTTACCAGATAATGAATTTAAAAATGAAAAGTGTAGAAAAATTTTATACGATAATAAATATAAATTAGATTGTGTACATGGACGAGATGAGATTTATATTTTAAATAATAATAAATAATAAATATAGTTTCTTGAAAAGATAATTCAATATATTAACATATGATGAATTAATTGTTAGTTTTAAAATATATAACGCAAACTTATATAGAATTAAATAACTCTTATTTAAATTATAAATGATATATATATAATATTTAAATATAATATTTAAATATAAATGTAAATTTTCAATATTATAAGATAATTTACTTTATCCATAACCGTGGATCAGTTATAGTGTTTGGTGTATTATTAAATATTTTATTAATTAGTTTTATTTCTTCATAATTTAATAATCTAGTTTTATTAAATAGATCTATATTATTCTTTAATTGTTCTAATGTTTCTAATCCAATGATAATACCATTTATCCAATCTAATGATTTAATATATGCTATACACAATTCTATTTTGGATAACTGAAATTTGTTTACTAATTGATCAATTTTATCGATATAAAATTTAGAATTAGTATTTTTAGGCCAATATTTAATATCATTAATAAGGATACCTTGTAGAAATATACTTCTTGCATGTATTGTTATATTTCTTTCTATTAAATTACCAAAATTATTCCATTGAGCATCTAATAAATTTATCGGTATTTGAAGATGTTCAACAGAATCATCTTTAAGGCAATCTATAGCTTCACTTAGTGTATATACACTAACACCTAATTTATTAATTTTATTATTTTTTTTTAATTCTTTTAGTGTTTTCCAAATTATTTTATTTTTGTATTGTTCATAACTATGTGCTAACAATGTATTAATTTTATTTATTTTAAGATTTAAACAAGAATTTTCTATACTTTTAATAGTGTTATTGACTATTTCATCATTATTTGTATCTAGAGAGAATTTTGACAATTTAGTTATTATATTTGTATCAAAATTACTTGCATAAGATAATAATTGTTCAGAGTCCCCATATTCACTAGCTGTGTCAAATTCTTTAACATTATTTTCAATTGCGTATTTTATAATATCATATGCCTCAACTTTATCTGGTTTACCGGATGTATTTGTTATACCGTATTTCAAACCCAATTGTACAGTTCCTAATACTAATTTAGACATAAATATATTTAAATATAAAATTATATATTTAAATATATTTATAATGCGAATCAATATAATTTTACAAGCAAGAATGAATTCTGCCCGATTACCAGGTAAAGTACTAAAAAAAATTAATAAATATACAGTTCTGGAAACAATTTTTAAAAGATTATCTTATTGTAAAAAAATTAACTCTATAATAGTAGCTACAACAACAAATGGATCAGATGATATTATATGTGATGTGTGTAGTAAAAATAATATTAAATATTTTAGAGGAAGTGAGAATAATGTTTTGGATAGATTTTATCAGGCTGCCAAAATATCAGATACAGATATTGTTGTAATGCTTACTGCAGATTGTCCATTATTAGATCCTATTATTATTGATAATATGTTAGATATATTTATTAAAAATAATTACCATCATTTAGCACATAATTATTATGGAGGAATTATGGGTTTTCCAGATGGTTTTGATGTTAATATTATATCTTTTGAAAAATTACATAAAGAATGGTTTATACAACAAAAACAAAATAATGTAATAGAACACGCTTGCGGTCACCTATTGAAAACATATGGTAATGGAATATATATAATATCTATTCCAGAAAATAACAAACTAGATTTAAATAATTTACATTTAAGTTTAGACACAGAAGACGATTATAAATTAATTTGTGAGATTTTTAAAAATCTAGATGATGGTTTCACATTACAAGATGTATTAAAATTTCTGAATGATAATATATATTTATTACATAATAAATCTACAAATTTAAAAAGAAAGGGACAAGAACTATACGCCGAAGCAAAGAAAATTATTCCAGGTGGAACACAATTATTATCTAAAAGACCAGAAATGTTTTTACCAGATAATTGGCCTGCATATTATCAATATAATTCAGGTATAGAAATTACTACATTAGATGGTATTAAACTTAAAGATTTTTCAATTATGGGAATAGGTGCTTGTATATTAGGATATAATGATCCTGAAATTAACAATGCAGTTAAAATGTCCATAGATAAAGGTAGTATGTCTACTTTAAACTCACCAAATGAAGTCGAATTAACAAAAATATTATTAGAAATACATCCGTGGGCCGATATGGCGCGTTATTGTCGGTGTGGTGGAGAAGCAGACGCTATCGCTGTTCGTATAGCGCGCGCTGCAAGTAGAAAAGATAAAATAGCGTTTTGTGGATATCATGGATGGCATGATTGGTATTTATCTGCAAATTGGAATACTACTGATGCTTTGGAAGAACATCTTTTAGGTGGGTTATCCCCTGTTGGTGTTCCTAAAAATTTAAAAGATACAGCATTTCCTTTTAAATATAATGATTATCAAGGTCTATTGAATATTATAAGTAATCATGATATCGGAACAATTATAATGGAACCAATTAGAAGTGAAGAACCAAAGAATGAGTTTTTACAAAAAATTAGAAAATTATGTGATGAAAAGAATATTATTTTAATATTTGATGAAATTAGTTCCGGATTTAGATTAAATACAGGAGGTATTCATTTATTATATGAAGTTGATCCAGATATTGCTATTTTTGCAAAGGCTATGAGTAACGGATATCCTATGGCTGCAATAATTGGAATGAAGAAAATTATGTCAATTGCTGAAGATACTTTTATAAGTAGTACATATTGGACTGAAGATATAGGATTTTCGGCTGCTATTGCTACAATAAAAAAACATAGAGAGTGTAATGTAGGAGATCATATAAAAGGTTTAGGTATGTATTTCCAGAAAGAAATAAAAAAAATTGCAGAAAATACTAATATTAAAATATCCGTATCAGGATTACCATGTTTTTCAGCATTTACATTTAATTATACAAATTCTATGGCAGTTAAAACTTTATTTATACAAGAAATGTTATCTCGTAATATATTAGCAAAAAATGCATTGTATCTAAGTTATGCTCATAAAAAAACTGATATTGATTTTTATCTTCAACAAATTGAAGAAGTTTTTAAATTATTAAATGATAAAATAACAAATGAAAAAGTCGAAGAATCATTATTGGGACCTGTTGCACATAGTGGATTTAAAAGATTAGCTTAATACTTGAGTAATAAATCTATAGTTACATATTTATTAATATTTATATCAGCATAATTATTGCAGTCATCTAATATAGTATTTCTGCTTAATAATATATAATTTAAATTATCAGTGAATAATTTACTATGATCCATTTTATGCATAATTAATTTTTCTCTATGAATACAATTTTTTTCTATATAATTTTTACTATAAAAGTCTATAATAATTAATTTACCATTATTGTTAAGATTATTATTTATTTTATTAATAATGTTATCTAATTCTTGCCGCGCAATATAATATAAAAAAAAACCACATATAATAACATCATATGTTTCCGATAAAACTATATCATTAATATCTCCACAAATAAAATTAATTTCAGGATAATTATTTTTCCCCTCATTTATCGCTTTTTCTGATAAATCAATTCCGGTTAATATGTGTTTACTGTATTTTTGTATTTCTGAAAGTCTAAACCCATTAGCACAACCTATTTCTAATATTTTTAATTTTTTTTTTGTATCAATATAATTATTAAAATATTGTTTTGTAATTATATCAAGAATATTAGTATTTTTCAGGGTATCTTTATTACGATTAAATCAATTATCTGCATCGATATTTGTAAAATTTTCACAAGTTATATTTATTTTTAACATAATTGATAAACAATTTCCATAATATACATTATTAATTAATATAGGATTTCCTTCTCCACCAACAATATAAATAGAATCATAACCATTATCAGTGTGAGATATAGTAATAGGATTATTTATGTTGATAGGTAGTTCTAAATCTAATTTTTCAAAATTATTTGTAACAGTATCATATATTATTGTTATATTACTAAAATACCAATTATATTGATGTTGATAATTATTTGTAATGGATTTATTTTCTATACTTGAAATACCGTTATATTTCAATTGTTTAAAATTCCATTTTATTGTATTAGTGTTTACTATACAATTATTATCTAAATTATCTAAATTATATGTTGTATTGAATTTTAATCCACCAAATAAAAGTATATATCTATTTTTATATAAGACACTTCCCATGTTACATATTGGTATAGGTGTATTTTCTATTTGTTTCCATTTATTATTTAAAATGTCATATTTCCAATTATCTATAATGTTATGATATGTATATTCATTGTAACCTCTGTTATTATTGATTAATTTAGTAGTATTAACTCCACCAATTACATATATAAAATCATCTATAATAGTTACAACTGAATTCAAACGGGGACTACCCGGAAAATTATTAATAAATTCAATACTATTTGGGATTATATTATTATAATCATCATATTTCATAGAAAAAAAACTTTTTCCAATCGGTATATTTGTATATGGTGCAATTATATGCGTATTAAATGATTTACTGTCATATATACATCCATTAACAAAATATATTGTTTTGGTTTTTTCATATTTTACAATTCCAGTTCCTACTAATGGAAAAGGAAGATAAGGACAGTTACTATATTTAATTTGTTCATCATTATATGTTAAATAAAATCCATCTGCATATGAATAAATATCTTTTTTTGAAGGTAAAGGAATATTTTTAATTTTATATTCTTCTAATTCATTGTTTGTAAGAGGCGTATAAGAAAATCCCCCCCATATATACATTTTATCACCAAGAACAATTGAACTAGCTAATTGTCTTGGATTAATAGGAATATTTCCAATTTTTTTCCAAGTATTGTCTTTAATAGAATAGCAAAATATTTTATCAATAAATCCACGCGTGTAATTTGTTTTAGGATTTACTTTATTTTTTAATATTTGTGGGGTTTGTACTGTATTTAAACCAGAACAAAATCCACCACATACAATAATATTATCATTTAGTATACCAATACAATGGTCTTCTGAACCATGTAACATATCGTTATATTTAGTTATATGTAATTTAATGGAGTTTTCTATATTATTCATATTAATATATTAATATATTTATTTAATATATATTTAAATATATATTAAATAAATATATTATAGTTTTATATGATGTTTATTTTTGCATCTAAGAACACTATCTATGCCTTACAATTATTTGAGAAACTTAAAGAAAGAACTAATGAAAATTGGGTTTTTGTAACAGATAAATCATATTTTGATAATTTAAATAATCAAAATCTTAAAAACAAAGCCAATATAAAAAAAATATTCTTTTTTCATTGGAATCATATAGTACCAAAATCTATATATAATTATTTTGAATGTATTAATATACATACATCAAATTTACCCGATGGTAAAGGTGGTAGTCCGATACAAAATCAAATATTAGATGAAATTGTAATTTCAAAAGTAAATACTTTAAGAATGAGTGATGATGGATTAGATGCAGGCCCAATATATTGTTCGCAAGAAATTAGTTTACAAGGCAATCTATCAGATATTTGGTATACGTTATCACTTGTATCTTTTAAGTTGATAAGTAAAATTATTGATGAGAATATTACACCATCTATTCAACCTAAAGGTAATTTTATTAAATACAAACGTAGAAAAGATAATCAAATACCGTTTGAAAGTAATGGTAATTTGAAAAAAATATATGATTTTATCAGAATGTTAGATGATGATAATTATCCTTCTGCTAATTTTATTATAGGACAATATAAATTAAATTTCAATCGAGCAAATTTTAATGGAGAAAAGATTCATGCTGATGTTATTATTGAAAAAATTAATTAATTTCTCTTACTAATTCAAATTTGTCTGCATATTTCAAACCTACCTCAGAACCCCATACTTTTGCTAGATTTTCTATATTTTCATATGATCTTGTATGAGGATATGTTCTCATTTCATCATGATAGTTATTTTTCAAACATTCTAATTTAGTCTGTATAGTATTTTCTATATCATAATATACATTACCCCGAAAATCATTAAATGGATTATAATCCGTTGATGAAGGAACAAAATAAGATAACATTTTTATAAATTCACCAGGTTGATGTCTACATGGACGAAACGCCACAATTGTTGCTTTATACACTAATTGATGATCAATATTATTACAATTTCTATAATGGGTAAAAATAATGTTTGGTGTAAAATTTACATTGTTTTCTATAAACTTTGATAATTCTAGAAGCGGTACAGCATCCATTTTATTATCTGGAAAATTACCTGACATATGTTCATCTATTCCGAGTTCTTTACATACATTATTCAATTTTAAATTTCTATTAAAATCATTATTATTATCTCTTGAAGACTCTCCATCAGTAAAAGTTATTAATTTTATATATGTATGTGGATTTTTAGATAATCTTTTAATAGTAGCCCCACAACCTAATGTTTCATCATCGGGATGTGCTGCTAAAATTAAAATTCTTTCTATATCATAATGATAAACTAACATATCTAAATCACCCCATTTTTTCTCCTCAATATATTTAAAATTACAAGATTTCAATAGTTTTATTGATGCTATATTATGCGGTTTAATTTCTGCGATAAATTTTTTAGTTAATGGATAATATTTTTTAATATACTCTATGGATTTATTTATTATTATTTTTCCCAATTTTTTACCACGATATTCGGGACAAATATTTATAGAAATTTTACATATTTCTTTATCATTTTCATTAGTTATGCATCCAATAAATGCAATTTTTTCATTATTATAATAAGAAAATAATGGAGGTATGTAATTACTAAAGTATTTTTCATAAAATTCTTTTTTAAATGTTTCCCAAACTTTAATTTCTGAAACATAAGACATATTTCTTGTATGTTCATTATTTCTCCATTTCATAATTAACTTTCCATTTTCCTCCGTATTTTCAACTGGTTTAATTATAATATTATCCATTATTATATTTAAATGAAAAATGTTTAAATATTAATGATTAGTTAATATTACGCCAAATCCATAATTTAGTTTGTCCTATATCTAAATCTAATGGTTTTAATAAAAGGGCTATTTTATTTATATCAGATTCATATTCTGGTTCTTTATTATTTATCTTAGCTATATGTGCATTAATAACTCTACTTAAAAAGTAATATGAAGATGTAAAAGAATATTTTTTTTCTAAATTAATATTTTCATAATTTATTGAATTAATATCACTTTCATTGAAATATTTATTATGAAAAGGAGGTTTAATAATTGGTAGATTTAATTGTTCTCTATAGTCATTAATAGCGTTCAATCCATCAATAGAGTTTTCACACATTAAAAAAATTCCATTTTCATTTAATAATTGAAATATCTTTATAATAGTACTTTTTTGTTCACTAAAATCTTTTAAATTTATTATAGCTCTTTCTGTAATGATTATATCATATTTTTTGGTCAGTGTTTCTATATTTAACATATTTAAATTAAAAAAATTTATAATGCCTTTAAGTGATTGTGGATCATACATTTTTTTGGCTTCACTAATTAATTTTTCTGAAAAATCAAATGCATCAATATTTACACTATAATTTTCACATATATTCATAGCAGTAATACCATTACCACATCCAATATCTAATACTTCAGCATTATCAAATATATGCTTATTAATTTCAGACATTTCTAATTTCTTTAATAAAACATCATTAGTGCAACTTGTAAATCCTAAGTTAGCTCTGCTTTCCCAAAATTTATAGTTATCCATTATTATTAATGTATATATATATATTTAAATAATTTATGTTTATTTCATACGTTTATTATTTAAATATATATATACACATTAATAATATATGGAAAACTATTTTGAAGAAATTAACGATAAAGGATATATCCATATAAAAAAATTTTTTAAAGATAGTGATCTTGAAAATTTAGAGGAAGAATTATTAAAATTAAAAAAAAATTAATGGATTAAAAATAGGAGATATAAAAACAATATTTATGATATTCTAATGTCGAATACTACAAGTTTTTCAAAAATTTGCAGTATATATGAATTAATGGAAAATAAAGATAAAGAAGCATTATATCAATTCCAGTTTTATTTACAATCTTCTCCTTATGTAAATGATATTTTTAATAAAAAATTCAGAGAGTTATGTTTGGAAATACTAAATAATAATACTTTACTTATATCAGGTCCAGCTTTATTCGTAAATCGTCCAAATACTGAAAGATTATTATATAAATGGCACTCTGAGAGTCATTATTATCCTAAAAGAAGAAATTTTATCAATATTTGGTTTCCTTTGTTTACTAATAAAACAAAAAATAATGGAACAATGTCATTTAAACTTAATAGTCATAAAAAACAATATCCTTTTTCTGAATATTTTGGATATAATAAAGATTCAGAAAACAAAAAAAATCATTTTTTACAATATGAAGTCCCAACAAATTTTGTTGAAGACTTAGAAGAACATTTTATTATTGCAGAAAGAGGAGATTTAATAATATTTCATAAAGATTTAATACATAAATCAAACGAAAATCCATCAAAAGATTATTCTATTGCAATGGTTGCAAGAGTATGGGAACCCTCAAAAGATCTTACTTTAAGTGGAAAAATGGATTCAACTCCATATGGCGGAGATATTGGACGCTCAAACATTATTGTAGATATCTAGTTTTTTTATAATTTTTTTATCTAATAATATATCTATCATTTCATAAATAATAATAAAGTCATGATAACAAGTATTTTAATAGATAAATAAAATATATAAAGATATATTATGAATAAAAAATATAAAATGCCCGAATTTAAAATTAATAATACAATAATAAATAATAATAGTCCTACTTATTTTATAGCAGAACTTTCTTGTAATCATAATCAAGATAAATCAATATGTTTTAAACTAATTGATGAAGCACATAAAGCAGGTGCGAATGCCATTAAACTTCAAACATATACACCAGATACTATGACAATTAATAGTGATAAACCAGTATTTAAAGATTGTTTAAAAGGATCTATCTGGGAAGGAACAACATTATATGATTTATATTCAAAAGCATATACTCCATGGGAATGGCACAAAGAATTAAAGGATTATTCTAATTCACTAGGTATGGATTTATTTTCTACACCTTTTGATCCATCAGCAGTAGATTTTCTAGAAACATTAGACGTACCGGCATATAAAATAGCTTCATTTGAAATTACTGACCACATCCTTATAAAACGTATTGCACAAACAAAAAAACCAGTTATTATCTCATCAGGTATGGCATCTTTATCTGAATTAAATGATGCTATATCATTATTGAGAGAAAATGGAACTACACAAATATGTATGTTAAAATGTACAAGCGCGTATCCTGCTGAACCCGATGATGCTAACTTAATTACTATAAAACATATGATGGACACATTCAATGTAGTTGGAGGATTATCAGATCATACATTAGGTATTGAAGTCCCAATTGCATCAGTTGTGTTAGGAGCAAGAGTAATTGAAAAACATTTTACTTTATCAAGAGAGTCTGGAAGTCCCGATGACGCCTTCTCTCTTATACCGAGTGAATTTAAACAAATGATAGATTCTGTAAGGATTGTTGAGAAAACGATAGGAAAAATAACATATGCTGGTGTAAATAGTGAAACTACGAGTAAAAATTTTCGACGTTCATTATTTGTTGTTGAAGATATTAAAAAAGGTGAGAAATTAACAGAAAAAAATGTTAGATCCATAAGACCTAGTTATGGATTACACACTAGATTTTATGATGAAGTAATTGGTAAAACTGCAAATAAAGATATCGAAAGAGGAACACCTCTTATTTGGAGTTTATTTTTTTAAACTATTTTTTTATTTTTATAGCAAATAATCCTGTATTTCTTAACCATGTTAAATTTATAGGATTTTCAATATCTATTAAAATTTTATCTATGTTATCTTTCATAAATGAAAAATACCATTTATTTGTTGTTACATTAGTTCTTGCTAAGGGATTAACTCCCATAGAATAATCATAACAATCATCTGATATTAATAAACCACCAGGTTTTAGTATACGCATACATTCAATCAACGCTTTTCGTAAATCATATAATTTGTTAAATGTATTTTTTTGATAAATTACATCAAAAGTATTATCATCGAATTTTGTATTATGAATATCACCTATTTTAACATAATTATTATCATTAGAAAATAAATCTAATCCGATAGTGTTAGGAAGATTAAATTTATCTCTTATATATACAATTTCATCTTTCCATCTATTACCAACTGATAAAATATTATATGTTTTATCAAAAGTATTAAATAGCACATGTTTTTCATTTGCAAAACGAGCGTTAAAATGACTATCTGGAGATACATTGTTTAAGTTACCTCCACTTTGAAGAGAGTATTTAATTTGAATTTCAAGCATACTTGTAACATCGTTTTTTTTTTTTAATGATTCCCAATTTGGTATATTATTATAATTATGTTCTATAATATCTTTATCAGAACTAATTTTTGGTTTATATCTATGCTCATTTTGTAGAATTCCTTTTAATACTTCTGTCACTAGTAATAAAGAATCTGTTTCTTCGTATTCAGTATGATAATCTGTTTTTAATAGTAATATTAATGTATCAAATATATCATTATGACCTTTTTTACAACTATCAATATCATAATTCTCTTTCATAATAAAATGAAAATCGTCTATATAATTAGCATCATATCTATCTAACCTAATATTTCTATTCAATAGAAGTTTGTCTAAGCAGTCTGTTATTTTTTCCATTCTATTTATATATTTATATTTATATTTATATTTATATTTATATTTATACGTAACAATTAATATATTTTTCTGTAAATTTATTTTTATTTGATTTTATTTTTTTACATCCTTGTTGAAACGGAAGCGTGGTACTTCCATATTGTAATTGTAATATTAATCTGGTTCCTTCTAAAACAGGCATTCCGCGGTGAAATCCATTAGTATTTTCTATTATAATAGTTCCTAAATCTCCTGTTAATATTTTTATATTATCTTTATAGTTATCTATTGCAAATTTATCTGTTAATCTTGTTGAAGGAGTATATCCAGATGGAATAATCATATTATTAAGTGATTTTTGTATATAACAATGAGGTCCATTATTAATATTAACATTAGTTAAATATATAAAAACTTTTAAAAAATTAATGTCATCGTAATCTTGATGAAATTGCTGTGTCCTTTCTGGATATTTATTCGTACAAGAATACCATAGATTTGTTTGACATAAAATAGGTTTACATCCTATATATTTTTGTGCTATTTTTAATAAATATGGGTCAGTTACTATATCTTGTACTTCTGATATAGATGCTATATCATTCTGGTTCTCCATCCAAAATGTTGAACTATTATTATATTTCACATTTTTTCCTAAAAATTCTTTACCTAAAATTCTATTATTATTATCAAAAGGTTTAAAATATTTATCTCCTAATTTTGAAATTATATTATTACATATTTTATTATCTATTTTAAAATCTGGAATAAATATACCTTTTTCTTTTAATTCTTTATCAAGTGTTTCACTATCAAAATTATCTATTTTATTATTTATCAATTTACTATATTCATTATTAAAATTATATAAATTCATTATTTTACCAATAGTTTGTGATATAAATTGCTGATATTTATATTTATTGATTATCCAGAGTTTTTCAAAATCTGTTATATTTTCATAAATTCCATCATTTCTTAAAAATAATTTTAAACAAAATTGTTTTGTTAAATTACTAATATAATTTTTGTGAGAATCTTTCTCTCCAAAAGTTTTAATAAATTCTTTACTGATTAAGTTATCACTATAAGTATTTAAAATATAGTCTTTCCATTTTCCATATGGTTCATGTTTTAATTTATGTAACTTAATTTCTTCTTCCTTTTCTAGTATTAATTTATTTTCGTTTGTTTCAATATATTCTATTTTAATATTATCTATTAATTCAAACACTTTTCCAAATAAATATTTAGATCTTGGCATATGCCAATTAGAAGTAATAATTATAACATTCTCTAAATTATTATCATTCAAATATTTTCCAATATTAATAGCCTCATCTACAGTATTATTATTTTCTATAAATTCTTTTTCAATTACTAAATTAGGATATTTATTTAGTAATTCTTTTTTAATTAAACTACAATGAGACATTTCTGAAAAACGAAATCCACCAGAAATAATAATTTTAGCATTATTATATTTATCATAAATTTCATAAAATTTTTGTAATCTCATGAGTGTACTATTAGACAATTTACCATTTACATCATTATCTCCTCCTAGTAAAATAATATACATTATAATTTATAAATATATATAAATCTTTAATTACTAATATCATATATATTATATTTTAAAATAATCAATAACTTTTTTGATTGCTTTTATGACATTATTTATATCTTCTTCAGTCATTAATGGAAATAATGGTAATGTAATTATTTGTTTATATATTTTTTCAGCAATAGGCATCATACCTTTGTATGTTTTTAAATTATTAATGTAGTAAGGGTGAAGATGAATAGGCATATAATGAACATTGACCCCTATTCCCTCTGATGTTAATGCTTTAAAAATTGTATCCCTATCTGCCTTTAAATTTTCTAATTTTAATTTAATTACATAAATATGATAAGCACTCTCGAACTTTTGAGTTAAGGGTACTAAATATGTATTTAATTCTTTTAATTGTTTATCATATATTTGTGCAATTTCATTTCTTCTAGATATAAAAGTGTTAATTTTTTTTAATTGACTTATACCTAGAGAACATAACAAATCAGGTATCCTATAATTATATCCTAAATCAACCATTTCATAATAATGACTTACAGATTTTTCTCTATCTTTATAATCTCTAGTTATACCATGAGTTAGAAACATTTTCATTCTTTTATAATATTTTTCATTATTAGTCACAGCCATACCACCTTCACAAGTTGTGATATTTTTTACAGGATGAAAACTAAATGTTGTAATATCAGCAAAAGATCCAATTTTCGATACCGTAGAAAGACAACCTAAAGAATGAGCAGCATCTTCAATTAATACTAAATTATATTTTTTTGCTATATTTATAATTTTATTATAATCACAAAGTTGTCCAGCAAAGTCCACTACTAATATAGCTTTAGTATTAGAATTAATTAGACCAACTATTTTATCTGGATCTATATTTAAAGTATCCTCTTCTATATCACAAAATACTGGTTTCACCCCACAATACAAAATAGCGTTAGAAGTTGCTACGAAACTCATACATGTAACTATTATTTCATCATCATTATTTAAATTTAATGCGTGTACTGCTAAATGAAGAGATGCAGTTCCACTATTAACAGCACAAGCATATTTAACACCACAATATTCTTTCACTTTATCTTCAAATTCTGTCACTTTTGGACCAGTAGTTAAATACTTATTTTCATTTATAACCTCTAATATTGCTTCTTTATCTGATTCATCAATAGTTTGTTTACCATAATTTAGTGTTTCTTTTCTTATAGGAGATCCTCCATATAAAGCCAGTTTATAATTTTCCATTATTATTTAATTTAAATAGTAATATTTATTTAAGTATTTATTTAAATAATAATATATAATGTTTAATTTTTGTGATTTTTTGAATTTATTTAATTATAATGAAAATATGGTAAATTTATATAAAGCTGATAATATTAATATTGATGAAATTGAATTAAGAAAATTGATAATATTATATTCAAATTCATAAATTATTTAAATAATAATAATATATAATAATATTATAATGTTTAATTTTTGTGATTTTTTGAATTTATTTAATTATTATGAAAATATAGTAAATTTTTATAAAGTAAATAATATTGATATGGAAGAATTAGAATTAAGAAAAATACTAATTTTATATTCAAATCTTAAATAACTAAAAAAATAAATAAATAATAATTATTATAAAAATATAATATTATCTGGTATGGTTGTATTCGCGAAAGAATATACTATATGATATTTTTGCTTTTTTATTTGATATTTCTTTCTCCATAAATCAGCTTCGAGTTTAGTTGATTTTTTTAGTATATCTTTATATTCACTTCTAAATTCCTTCTTTTCTTTGGATAATTCCTTTAAATTATTTTCTAAAAGTTTTAACTTTTCTATCTTTTTTTTTATGATTTGTGGTGCAGTTTTTTTATTTCCATATCTTCTAATCGCTGAACACCTTTGTTCAATTAAATTATGATCATAATAATATACCTGCTCTAATGGTATATTTGATTGAGGTGTATCATTACAACATGGACACTTACCATTAGAATTTACAGTTCTAAACCAGTTTATTATACATTTATCATGAAAAAAATGATTACAATTTAATTTATATATATTTTCATTTTCACCTATTATTTCTAAACAAATAGGACATAAGTGTTCAGTCATTTAATATATTCTGTATTTTTTTTATCCCATTTTGGACTCGCAATTCATTCATTTCTATATCTTTTACTAAAAACTTTATCAATGAACCAATATCTCTATTTGATTTACTAATTACTATTTCTTCTGGGTTTAGTTTATCTTTATACATTGTAAAGATTTCATATGATTTATCAAATAATTCTTTATAATTATCTGGAAATTTATATTTATCTTTAAATGCTTCAATTATTTCATCTACTGTATTATATTTTTTTATCATTTTCAATGCGGTTGTTGTACCTACTTTAGGCACATTAGGACAATAATCACATCCACATAGAATACTAAATTTAATAAATTGTTCTTCATTCAATTTTAATCCTTTAATAACATCTTCATAATATAATACAGAGATAATACCAGGACTTTTCATAGTTTTATCTATACAATTTCTAATTAATTTTGGACAACCATATACTAATGTATCCATATCTTCTGTTAATACATAATCCACATATCCTATTCTACATAATTCAGCCGCTATTGCTTCCCCTTCGCCTATATCTAAATGAATATATGATACACCCATTAGATTTAGTAGTTTTTTTACATCATTTACCATTTCTATCGTTAAACGAATAGATGTTTTCTCTAATTTTTCTTTTTCTAATACATTTTCACATTCACCCATTTTTTCCTTGGCATCTTGTGCTTTTTTCTTTCTTTCCTTAATACATTCGTATTTTTGTACAGGTGGTTTTCCATCAAATACAAATAAGATTTCAATATTTAATGATAAATAATTTACCAATTTATAAAATAATCCTGTAATATGATTAGTTATTTCTCCTTTTGTATTTCTTTGAAGATGATGACTCAATAATTGTTGATATATCAGTAATGATGCATCAACTGCTACTCGTTTACCTGATATATTATGTAGATTTTCATGTTTAATCCCATTAGGACATTCTTTCTTAATAACTTGTGTAAGTGATTTTATACCCATTTTTATTATAATTATTATTTTATTTAAATCAAATTTATTTTATATTGGATATTTCTTTAGAAATTATTTTTGTTATATTTGTATCTGCTTGTAAGAATTGATCTTTTGATAAATTATTTATCCAATAATATTCCTTATTATATATTATTAAATCATATGGTAATGCTATAAATATTATATTATCTTTATTCTTAAATTCTATGGGTTCATATCCAAAATAATGATCTAAACTAATAATATTATTTCTTAAATCTACATTACCTGTGTATTCACAATTAAAATGAAAATATTTAGTAGGATTATTTTCTCTAATCGAATATGATAATAAATCCTCACTAACTAATTTATCTACATATGCTTGTGAATGTAAATTTTCCAACATACGTTTTTTATATCCTAATATTGTAGGATTACTATGTTTTGCACCAATGACATAATTACCAGGGTTATTTTTATTCTCACATGAATGAATATTTCTTATTGAACCACCAAATGTTATTAAATCATATTTAAATTTTAAATTATATAATATTTCATCTAAATTTTGTAATACTACTGTACCAGGTGATACAAATAATCCCCCATATTTACTTAATAAAAATGATGCTAATAAATCTACTCTAAATTTCTGTGTATATTCTGATTGAGCATTCATTTCTATAGGAAAATCTGGAACATAATGTTTTATATTATTAGGTGAAATTACTATAAGATCATTAAAATCTTTATTAATTTTATTATTTAATATTTGTAAACAAAAATTAAATAATATCGGTACATTTTTCTTCTTTTCAATTAATTGTAAATAAATATCTTGATCAAAGAAAATAGGATCCTCTATATATGTCCAAACAACCTGTTTATCAATTTTTCTTTTCTTATTAAAATCTTTCTTATATTGATCTATTAACGGATGAATCTTATGGTTATACATTAATTCAAATACATTAAAATATAAATAATAGGCTATTAATACAAATGCTATTAATGTTAAAATAAAAATACTTGAACTATTCATATATATAATTATATATTTAAAAAAAACATAATTATTAATAATTATTTAAAACATACAGGACATTCTTTTCTCACATTAAACCATTTATTTATACATTCATAATGATATATATGACCACATTGTAATGATTTTATATTATTTCCTACTATCATATTATCTAAACATATTATACATTCATTATTTTCAAAATCTTTCTTTAATTTAAAATAATCAACTTTCTCTACTTCTTTATTTTTATTAATATTGTTATTAATATTATTATCTTTATTAAATAAATAATTATATAAGTTAAACATAATAATATATAATATTTTTATTATTAAATGAAATTTGATATTTTAATTAATAATATTATAAAAGATTTACATGGTGAAATAAAAAAAAAAAAAAAATTATGATTATATTAAATATGAAATACTTAATCCTTTAATTGAACATATCATTAAACAATTATATCCTTTTTTTATTAAATTAATTATAATTGTTGTAATTTTATTCATATTAATTATTTTTATTATAATTTTAAATTTAAAAATTATTTATCATTAAATAAAAATCTATGTATATATTATAATGAGTTATAGTTGTGTTATTAATGCCGTTATTTATGCGGTTGCTTTAAATCTATTATTACCTTTAATTGCTAAACGATTCGCTACACCTGAAGAAATTAAACCTCCCAATGGTGCTGAAAAATTGTCATTAAAATCACAACTAATGCATATGTTAATACATCACTCACAAGTCCCTTTGACAAGCTCCATAATTATTGTATTAATTGTATCTTTATCTATCACTTTAGGATATCAATTTAAAATTGTACAATAAATTATATTTATATATATTATAAATGACTTTACCTAAAAGATATTATACAAAATTATCTAAAAAAGATAAAAATACACAATTAAAATCTCTTAAGAAATCTAAAAAATATTATAAAAAAGGTAAATATTATACCCGACCTAAATTAAAATCTTTTAAACAAAAAAAATCATCATGGACACTAAAATTTCATAAATTATATCCAGATTCTAAAAATTTAAAACAGATATCTGATGCCACAGGTATTCCTAAAGGTGCTTTATCTGCGGTCAAAAAGAAAGGTATGGGAGCATATTATTCATCTGGTAGTAGACCTAACCAAACCGCAGAATCATGGGGATTAGCAAGAATGTATTCATATATTCTAGGAGGACCTACTAGAAGGGTTGATAAACATATTACAGAAAAATATAATGTTAAATTTTAAATATTGAACTAAATTAGAAATAGTTATGAATATTTATATAATTCATTAACAATAATATCACGGATAGATTTAATTAATAGAATGAACTTTTTTTCTGTATTTATTTTTTCAATAATTATTCTAAAAATAGACATATTTCTATCTTTTATTTGATTATTTTTCACGCAATCCGCCTCACTACTTCCTCCAAAATTTAAACGTCCATATTTTTCAATATCTACAGGTAGTGTGTATTGTAGAAAGAATCTTAGTTGCGTTAATCCATTACATTCAGAGTTTTCATTTTTTTTTTTTGTAAATAAAGAATTACTTATATGATATTCTAAATCTGTATTTGTTGGATTATGGACACTTGACGGTCTACCACCAATAATAACTAATTTAATTCCATTATTATTATTATAAAAACGATATTTAGGTTCTAAAAGTTTTATCATTAATATTGCAAAAGTTAAATCATTATTTAAATTTAAATAATTGTCAGATGTTTTTTCGATCTGTGTTTCTTTCATTATTTTAGTAAATTGTTTGGTCCACATACTTCTTATTAAATTAAAATCAATATCAATATCAAATTTTATAAACCCTTATCCTACTAGACGTGTTGATAAACATATTACAGAAAATATAATGTTAAATTTTAAATCACATAAACCACCCAGTTATAGCATATCTATTATCACATTTTATCATATTAATATAATGAGGTCTTTCCTCTGATTTTATATCCATTAGAACCAGTTTATTATATTCTGGTTGTATCGGTATATGTATACCATGTCTAGTAATAAGATTTAAATCACCACCACATCTTCTATCCCATTTATTATTTAAATATATCATAAAAGCATATCTACCAAGATTTACATCATTATGAGTTGATAAGAAATCACCTGGTTCAAACTTCGATATAAATATATCTGTTGTTTTAGTTATTTTTTTACCAGTTAAACTGGATACTTTTTTCAGGATTATAGGACTATTTAAATAATCCTTAATTTCCTTAAGTATAGGTGCATCATTTTTATATTCATATTTTGAATATGAAAACTGACCATTATTTAATTTTCTAATTGATTCTTCTTTTCTAGAATTAATATCATTATTATGTTTTATTTTATCATTTCCAATATTTGTTGTGTATAACCAATCATTTTCTTTATTAATAATATGATTAACTTTTTCTATAAAATTATTGTCTAAAAAGTTTTTATTTGAAATATAAAATGATTTTTGATAATAATCATAAATTGATAAAAATATAAATATTATGATTAAAAATATAATTAGTTTCATTATATATATTAAAAATAATTTAATAAATTATATAAATGGATGATTTCAATAAAAATGTTATTAATTGGGTAAATTATGATAATGAAATAAAAAAATATTCAGATAAACTTAAAGTCCTAAGATCTGAAAAGAATAGTTTTGAAGGCGAAATTATATCATATATTGAAAATAATAGTTTACAAGATAATATCTTTAATTTACCGTCATATTCTTCTAAAGTACAATATAATACTAATAAATCATATGAAACAATGTCATATAAATTTCTAGAAGATAAATTTACAAAATACTTTAATGATTCTGATAAGGCAACAGAATTATTAGAGTTCTTAAAATCTGAAAGAAAATGTGATATTAAAATATCCTTAAAACGACAATAATTTATGCTTATTTATGCTTATTTATATATATATATATATATATATATATATATAATATGGGTGGTGGATTAATGCAATTAGTTGCTTATGGTGCACAAGATATATATTTAACAGGTAATCCACAAATTACATATTTTAAAGTTATATATAGAAGACATACTAACTTTTCTATAGAATCAATTAAACAAATTTTTAGTGGAATAAGTGCTTCAGGTGTAGGTGGTAAAGTAATAGCTAACATCTCTAGAAACGGTGATTTATTATATAAAACGTATTTAGTATTAAATGGTAATGGAACTAAATTAAAACCTGGTAAAATTTCATCAAATTACGGTCATAATGTTATAGATTATGTAGAAGTGGAAATTGGTGGTCATACTATTGATAAACATTATGGTCATTTTATGGAGACGTGGAGTGAATTAACTGAACCTAATCCAACAAAAAATGTTGCCCATCTTGATACTATACATTTTTCAAAGTATAAATTAGCAAATTATCCATATGGTGGTGGCACATCTGGATCAATCAAAACTAATTATTTTACTAAATTTCAAGCAATGGCGTGTGCAGGTGGTATAAATGCAAGCATGGAGCGTCACGGAGATGGTATCTTGGTATCTGCAACATTTATCACCCATAATTTACATATTCCATTAAGATTTTGGTTTTGTAAAGATCCGGGTTTAGCATTACCTTTAATTTCTTTACAGTATCATGAAGTAAATATTATTGTAAATTTTTCAGCAGCATTGCAAAGTACAAGTCAACACTTATGGTGTGATTATATATATTTAGATATAGATGAAAGACGCAGATTTGCTCAAGTATCACATGAATATTTAATAGAACAAGTACAATTAAATACATTTACTCAACAGAAGGGTGAATCAACATATAATTTAAATTTTAATCACCCCGTTAAAGAATTAATATGGGTATATTTAGAAAAAGATTGGAATAAAACTAAGAATTCAATAACATACAATAGTTTGTGCTCATACGCGAGTATCGAAATAAGCGGAGATTTAGACTCACCCAATATGACATTAAAATTAAATGGTCATGATAGATTTGAAAAAAGACCTGTAAGTTATTTTACACGGGCGCAAACTTATCAATATCATACAGGAACTGGTTTAGATTCTTATTTAACTACAGAAAGTACTTCCGAACTCGACGAAACTATTGATACTATAGCTGTATATTCTTTCTGTTTAAAACCAGAAGAACATCAACCAAGTGGTACATGTAATTTTTCAAGAATTGATAGTTCACAATTAATAACTGATGATACAATCGGCAATAGCAACTCCGAAGGAAATATTCAAATATACGCTATTAATTACAATATTCTTCGTATTATGAGTGGTATGGGTGGATTAGCTTATAGTAATTAAATTATATAATATAATATAATATAATATAAATGAATAAGTATTTATATATATTTATTTGTTTTTTAGGTGGAATTTTAATTTATAATCTTATTAAAAGTTATTATAATTGTAATATATTAGAGGGGCTCAAAAACAATTGTAATTGTAAAAATTTATGTATAAATGGAGAAAAAAAAAACCCAAACCAGTCCGATCCGGGATGCCGAACGCCGGGATCTGTCACTCTGAGCAATTTCTGCAGAAATTGTACGCCGGTACCTGTAAAAAGTACCGGCGTACAGTTTGTAACAGGCATCTCTAAAGAAAAAAAGTCATCCAAGGAACCTAGTGCAACAGGATGTCCACTCACGGATAATGAAGTTGATGATGTGAAAAATAGTATCATAGGTTTGAAACACACACTGTCCCCCCAGTTTAATATCTCTAATAATTTAGAACTGGACGAGAACAAACACCTAAAAGGTTTATCGTACCGTAATTCGTGTTGCCAAGGTGTATATTTTTTACTATATGAAGGCCCCGTCAATATGTTAAATAATCACTATTGTAATTTACAAAGAGCGGACGATCAACAAAAAAATGCCGAAAACAAAACACGGACCCCTAGTTGGAACAACATGAAAGACATATATAATGATATATGTTTGACGGATGAGACACTAAAAATCATCACCCCCACATGCCCTGACTTAAATATGTTTGGATAATCTGGCACAAATATATTAAAAGTAAATATAAAAAATGTTATATCGCGTTGAATTTTAATCTACTGAGGATCTCATATGACCGGTATATTATTTTTAAAATTTTTATAAAATATTTTTTTTATAATATATATATATATATATAAATGGATAAATATATGTACATGATTATTTTCTTTTTAGTAGGATTTTTAATTTATAGTTTACTTAAAAGTTATTGTAAATGTAATACAGTTGAAGGCTTAGAGAATACAGATATTTCAGATATGTTTAGTAGCCTCACACTTGATGAAGAGAGTCTGCTAAATGTCCTAATAAGCGAGGAAAAACACATTACATGTGAAATGGAGGATATCACTTCTAACTGTGAATACAATCCGACGGAAAAAGCGTGTTACAAAACCAAATCACAACGCATTAGAACCCATGGAGTTCCGACACCATGCCCTGCTATTGCTGACCCTACTATCACCCCGTGCACCGTAAATGAATCATGTGATATACCTTGTATTGGGAATTTCGTAGAAGTAAATGACGCCAAATGCCAATTGACGACAAACGATGGCATGTCAGATAACCCCGGGCAACCATATTCTTGTAAGAAACCGTCGTCAAAATATACAATATCCCAGATGGCTAAATTAAAAGGTAAAACATGTCCATATCCTGGAGGTGCCATAAAATATGAGACATGTAAGGAAGCAGATGATTTAAATTTGTGTTGTCCATTATCGGCGCAGATAGAGGCGGTCAAAGCAAATTTACTAGGTATGAATCTACAACTCTCTGGGACTTTTTTGGCTTCCAACAAAATGCAGTTTAAACCAGGCTTACCGACCACTCTATTAGATGGTTTATCGAGTGGCGGTTCGTGTTGTCTCGGTTTAAGTAAAATACTAGTACCAGATAGCATTAAAACTATTGAAAAAGGGAAGGAACATTATTGTGATACGATACTATCTCCTGACTATCTTGACGGAAAAGATCGTAAGAATAGTTGGAAAAATCTAGCGAAAATATACAATGATCAATGCGTCGGCGCTTATTATGAGGATTTTCTGAAAGATGATAAAAACTTGAAACTTTCTGAATCGCAACAAATTCGTAATTATGGGAAAACCAAAACAGATTTAATCAATGATCTAAATAATATGGAATCGGATTCAGATTATTGTCCACCGCCATCCGACAAGCTCAGCGACACCACCGAGCCGACATTAAGTCCTGCGGCAAATTGTGAGGGTATTTTTAAAAGATACCAGGAGAGATTCCCCATCAAAAAAGAAATGTGTAACGATCCGACCACGGTCTTAAATTCCCTATCTATGGTGGCGGGCCTCGAGGGCACCTGTGATATTGATTTATTCAAAAAAAAAATACAAGAAAAATGGGCTGCTATTTGCGGCTCAGACGATCCCCTTTTCTCGCGGACGCCGATGTCCTAGGTACTCGTACATTTATTTAAATTTTTGAAATTATAACATTCGATAATTTAGATAATTTATCAACATTTATATCATTATTATAGTCATTTATATATTTTATTTTTTTTATACCTGAAGCACTTAAAATTTTAAAGCAATTTATACATGGATAATGTGTAATATAAGCAATACATTCTGAACAACTTGTACCTCTTTTAGCACAATCAGCTATTGCGTTTTGTTCTGCATGTACTGTTGCTTGTTCATGGTTATTTTCAATAATAGATTCATGTGGTGCTCCAGGTAAAAAACCATTATATCCTTGTGATATAATTCTATTTTCTCTTGTTAATAAACATCCTACTTTCAATCTGTTACAAGGTGATCTTGTAGCAGTATTTTCAACAATAATTTTAAAATATTCTTCCCAAGATGGTCTGTAATTAGATTCCATTTTATATTAATTATTATTAATTTTTTAAATGACATACAATATTATCATCTGTGAATTGAACAACTTTATCTAAGCATTCATCCCAGAATACTTTATCAAAATCATATTCAACTGAATTTTGATCTTCATTATAACATTCAATATGGAGTGCTTTATCCTTTTCAACTAAGAACATATATGCGTTTAATTGAACTTTTTCATAATCAGGAATCATATTAAATAATTTTTTAGTTCTATTTTTAGTTTCAACTACATATTCTTCATTCATACCATCCACTTTACCTCTCAGAATAACCTTATAATTTTTATCATCATTTTTATATAATTCTTTTTCATACATTTGTGTATTTCTATTATCAATCTTAATATTACGTTTAACTTGTGTTTTATCTAGATTTTTATCTTCTTTTATATTACCTCTTTTCATTCTTAGATCTTGTTTAACTGATCCCTCTAAACATTTACTAAGAGTAGGCATTGCTTTAATTACTTCATCAACTTTAGTCTTAGATTGATCTTCAGTAATATTTTCATTTAATGATTTTGATAATACTTGTTTTTTAATCATATTTTCAACTTCTTTTAAAGAACTTTTATCATCGATTTTCAATTCGGTTTTTATAGATTTTAAGTCAGTATCATTTAATGTTAATAATTGTTCTTCAATTTTAGATTTAGGAATATGTTTCTTAACAATACCGCTCCGATTCAATACAGTATCAATTGCTTTAGTAATGGGTTCATATTTATTATGTCCAGTAATAATCGCGAGTTCACTTGCTACAATAATGATTTTATTCATATTTATATATTATATTAATTGGTTCTTAAATATTTTAATCAAATTTTATTAATTTATAATATGTGTTCTTTAACTTTCTATCATCACATTCTTTTATATCAAATTTTTCTTTTATAAAATTTATCAGATCAATATTTTCTAATTTATTTATTAAATATATCATATTTATATCTAAATTATTATTATATTGATATTTATTATTTGATATATAAATTAATGATTTACTAACATATTTATTATTTATCACTTTTTTTCTATTAATTTGATCTTTTAAATAATATTTAGGATAAATTATAGATAATAATATAAAAAGATCATATAAATCAACATGATTTTTAATATAAAATGTATTAACATTTTCTGCATTACAACATGATTTATATATATTTATTATAGCATCTATATCTTTAGTAATAAAGTGAATATTATCTAATATATCAAAATATAGATTATTTGTATTTTGTGAATATCTTATTATATCACTAAAATTGTTTGTTTTATATATTTTTTTTATTATATCATCTATAAAAGTATCTTCATAATTATATACTTGTGAATAATTATCATTTAGATTAAGTACATTAATATTTGATATTATATTATTTATTTTTGAATCCGATTTTATGATTAAATCCATAATATTTTTTTCATCTAATGTAAAATTTTTTTTTAATAATAATTGTTTAGTGATTTTTATTAAATTATTCACTGTATAATTTATTTCTATAAATTTAGAAAAAGATAATACTTTTTTAAAAATTTTATGATTAATATTTGATGATATAAATATAATAGGATGATTTTTTTTATGAATATTTAATTTATCTAAATATGATAAAATATCATTAAGAACATTTTTATTATGTTTTAAAAATAATTCAAGATTATCAAATATAATAGCATTATGCTGAATAAATTTATTAAACATCATTGTGATATTTTTCTTTCCTAAAGATAAATTTAAAAAATCTTTAATTGAACACTTATCTTTAAAAAAATCGATATTAATATGAATGATTTTATAATTAATTAAAATACATTCTGCTAGTGAAGTTTTACCACAAGAATCTTTACCATGAATAAATAAAAATTGTTTTTTATAATCTTTATTTATCCAATTTTCTAAATCTTTTATAATCTTCTTATCAAAAAAAAAAGAATTAATATTCATTATAATTATTATAATTATATCTTTAAGCGAAATCTTCACCTCTACTAAGATTATATGAATAATTTTTTTTTTCTGGAGGTTTAGGTAAATCTAAAGGTTTAGGTAATGATTCCATATCATTTAAATATCTATTATAATTATCATAATTAATATAGATTCGTTTTAAACTAAATTCTGTTACTATATTATTTAATTCTAAAATTTCACCTTTAATTTCCTCCATTGTATTTGCAGCAGAATTACTATATTTAATATATATACCTCTCATAATTGTTAATAATTCATTATTAGATTGTTCAGATATAACTTCATTTTTTTCTTGATGAAAATAATATCTTATCATATTTTGTATATTTTGTATATTATCAACTGCAAAAAAAGTGTTACTTAATAATGTTTCATCTAATATACCTTTTAACTGACTTTGAGTGTTACAGTTCCTTAAAATTTCTGTATTAGGGCTATTAGTATACTTTACATTATCATAATAGTCATCTGAATAAGTAGTATTTTTTATATCAGATATCTGTCCATTATGTTTCCACATATTTGTATTCATTAATGTTTCTAATATATTAGGGTGTTGTTCTTGATCCATTATATAATATAAACTATATAATATTTTTATTATAATATTGTAATAATTCATCTAATTCTTCCATCCACATTGTTTTAATATCTTTATTGAATACTATATCAATATCGTCTTTAATCTTATTTAATTCATCATTTAATTCTTTAACTTTATCTAATGACATAGTATAAATAGGCATTTTAATCATATAATCATAACCATTACCCACTATATCAAAAGTAGTGACTTCACTAATAATATTACACTTAGTGTCATATAAATGGTATTCTTTATCAAATAATTGTTTCAGTAAATCATTTTTAGTACATTCAGATACATTAATAGTTTTATTAATAACTTCATTAATAAATCGTATTTTATTTTCTAGGACACATAATTTATTATTTAGATCTCTAAGAATATATTCTTTTCTTTTAATATATAATTGATATCTTACATGATAATGTTCATCTAATATTTTGTAAACAGAAGTATATTTTTTTATTTTATTATCTTTATCATAAGCATGAATATTTGTTAAACTAATTGGTGTTACTAATTTAAGTTTCTTTTCAAATTCTGTATAACCATCTTTTTCATTAAAAGTATTAGAACCATAAATAAAATCACCTGATAATTTAATCTTTATATTAATATCTTTTTCAGTAGAATAATTATCAAAATCTATTATCATATTAGATTTTTCTGATAATATAGATTCTTCTAAAAATCTAATATATTTATCTGTCCATTCACCAATGGGTAGTTCTGTTATTACTAAATTATCATCATTTAATGAATAAATACCTTTTGATAAATAATTTGTATCAGATATTTTTATGATTTTTCCTTTAAACCCTCTATAATAAGGAGCCAATGAATTATAACTACCTTCATTAAGATTATTTTTAATATTTGTAATTATATCTATAATATTATATTGAGGAATATTAGTACTCCATCCAGTTCCAATACCAACCATACCATTAACTAATACCATGGGGATAATAGGAACATAATATTCTGGTTCAACTAATAATCCATCATCGTCTATATATTTTAATAAATTTAAATCTTCTTTCCTATAGATTAAATCTGTAATAGGGTTTATCTGTGTATGAATATACCTAGAAGATGCTGCATCACCGCCACCCATAATTCTAGTACCAAATTGACCATTAGGTAGAAGTAAATTTATATTATTTGATCCGACAAAATCTTGTGCCATTGATATTATAGCACCTTGTAAAGATGCTTCACCATGATGATATGCTGCATGTTCACTAACATATCCGGATAGTTGTGCTACTCTAACTTCTGAATAAAGTTTTCTTTTAAAGCAACTATATAAAATCTTTCTCTGAGATGTTTTTAATCCATCTATACAAGATCCAATAGATCTACAATTATCTGAATTTGAAAAATGTATTAATTCTTTATTAACAAAATCATCTATATTTGTTTTCTTAATATTATAATCAAGAATAATTTCTTTATCAAACCCTTTTAACCATAATTTACGATTATCTGCTTCAGTTTTCTTAAATGCTAAAATAATAGCACTATTTGTATTATCTGTAACTGAATAATCATTTACTTTAAGTTCTCTAAAATATTGTTTTGCTTCTACAGCTGTAGATGTACCTAATCCCTTATAGTATTTAATTGTATATTTATTTGAATTATTAGTTTTTTCCTTCCATGTTTCATAATCAGTTAATGTATAAAATGGTTTAACGGTTTTCTTTAATGATACTTTAACAATAGGTGTAATCATATATGATATGAAATCGAAATTCAATAGTTCAGGCCATAAATAATGAAACATATTAATCAATAATCCCTTAATATGAAATCCATCATGGTCTTGGTCTGTCATTATCATAATTTTACCATATCTTAATGATTTAACATCTTTATATTTTTTATTACTTTCTAATCCTAAAATCTTTTTAATATTCACTATTTCAGTATTAGCATTAATTTGCTTAACATTAGCTTCTCTAACATTAAGAACTTTACCCTTTAAAGGAAATACTCCATATTTATCTCTACCAACTTCAGACAATCCAGCAATAGCCATAGATTTAGCTGAATCTCCTTCAGTAAGGATAAGTGTACATTCATGTGCTTTCTTTGTTCCAGCCCAATTAGCATCATCTAACTTAGGAACAATGATTTTATTTTTCTTTTTACCATCTGTTTTCTTTAGATCTTTATTATCATTTTTATTATTAGCATCTAATATCTTATCAATTAATTCATTATTTGAACATATTTTCTTAATAAATTTACTTGATATCACTGGTTTAGACCCAAATTTACTTGGTGCTGTAATACATCTTTCTTTAGTCTGTGAATCGAATGATGGATTTTCTATTACACAATTAATATATAATGAAATATATCTTTTAATTACTTTATCTTTAACTTCTCTTTTATGTTTTTTATTAATAAAATCAACAATACCAGTACATACTTGTTTAGCAATACATTCTACATGTGATCCACCTTTACTTGTACATATACCATTTACAAATGAAACTTGTTCAAATGTATCATTATGAGATACTGAAAATACAATATTCCATCTATCAGATACAATTTCCTGAAATTTCAAGGAATCTGAATATAAATTTACATAATCCAAGAATGATTTAATATTTATTTTGTCATTATTTAGAGTTACATTAACAGATTTATCAGTAATACCAGCAATATCATATACTCTTCTATACATTAATGATAACATATCATCTGAATATTTCTGTAAACCGAATCGTTTAAAATCACATTTCCAAGTAATCTTGGTATATGGTTTTCCTTGACATTTTTTAATAGAAGGTTTATTACATTTAGTCATATTCTTTTCCCATGTTTGAGTGTATTTTAAATTATTAATATGATCTACTGTTTCAATAGTAAATGTTTCTGAAAAGATATTTGCTAACTTAGCACCATATCCATTTTTACCGCCAACAATTCTTTTTTCACCTTTTTTATAATTAGATGATGTTAGAAGTTCACCAAATATTAATTGAGGAACATATATTTTTTCTTTTTCATGTTTTTTAACCACTATACCATTACCATCGTTTAAAATTGTTATAGAATTGTCTTCGTTAAAATTAATTTTTATATTAGATACTTGGATAATATTATTATCATCTTTATTACCTTGAAGACGGACAATCTGATCCCTAGAATTTACTAAAATCTCATTAAAGATATTAAGTAATGCTGGGATATATTCAATTTCTTTAAAGGTTATATTATCATTATCCTTAATAGGTAGAACTTCACTAATTTTATCTATACCACCAACATAAGTATCAGGGGTATCATATATATGTTGCCTTAATTCTTTTTTTTCATATTGTTCTGCCATATTAATGTATATATAGTTATTATTTTAAATAATGTAAAATCAAATTTTATTAATTATTTTCCATCCTAAATTTACATTTGAATTTCGTCATATTTTTTTTCTATGTTATATTATAAACAAATGGGAGGAGGATTAATGCAATTAGTAGCTTATGGTGCTCAAGACATCTATCTTACAGGTAACCCGCAAATCACTTTCTTTAAAGTCGTCTATCGCAGACACACTAACTTCTCTATGGAGGCTATTGAACAAACTTTTTCTGGGTCAGTTGGCGCGGGTGCCAGACAATCGGCTA